AACAGAAATGGTGTTATAATACTTATAGAAACAAAGAGTTAAACACAAAACAAAAGGAGGATTAAGATATGAAGTTTAAAGAATTGTTAGTACCGGTTGACGAAGAATTTTATGAAAGGTTTATTAATGGAGAAGTATGAATTAGCTAAAAGGTTTGAAGAGCGCATCATGTTTATGCAAAAACAGTATAAGGAGTATTATAACAAGGGTGACGTATCTCGTATGTCTCATATTAATTTTGAGATTAACCAGTTAAGAAAGATAATATCACAACTTAATGGAGGCGATGCAGATTAACAAAATCAAAACATGAAAGGAGGTGAAACCATGAAAAGTGTATCTCTTGTAACATTAATTTTAATCGCTGGGTTATTTGCAGCAATAATGTATCTGTACGTGCAGGCAACACCAATAATACGTGGACCCCAAGTGTGGTATTACGTAGACCAGCAGACAGGTGTTAATTATGTAGTTGTTGGCGGAGAGTCTATAACCCCACGCTTAAAGCAAACCGGAGAATTATATATTACTAGATAAAGGAGAAAAAATGAAGTTATTTGACAAAATTGCTATTTTCGCTAATAAGGAGCTGTCCTTTAAACAGCAGAAAGAGAGGATTTATGAAATTTTTAGAAGCCTTAAATAATATGAAAAAGGGAATTCCAATGAAGCTTCCGTCCTGGGGCGGATTTTGGTGTTGGGACACGAATGAGGAAACCATCATCATGTACACAAAGGATAATCAGCGGCTTGATATACGCGAAACACAAAGGGTGGAATATACACTGAGGAATGTGATGTCGGATGAATGGGAAGTCGCCAATGGGGAAAATACACCCATATTGGGCGGAACTGCCGCCTTTGGTTTCGGCGATGCTGTTAAATACATGAAACGCGGATTAAAAGTTAAAAGACAGGGATGGAACGGGAAAAATCAGCATATCGAACTGGCAGCTTATATCAGCTATAAAAATGCAGATGGCGAGATTGTAAACTGCTTGCATGATGCCATTGGAAACAAAGCCATTGCGTTTGTTGGCACGAGCGGCGTACAGATGGGATGGCTGGCAAGCCAGGCTGATATGCTGGCTGAGGATTGGGTGTTTGCTGAGTAATATTACTAGATAAAGGAGAAAAATGAAGTTATTTGACAAAATTAGCATTTGACGGACGAGATGGCTAGATTGAAAGCCGGACAGAAATTCATAATTTATTAACAGCTTGTTCATAATTTGTTCACACCCCTACTATATAATTAATAGTAGGGGAGGTGAACAAGATGATAAAAACCCTATATGAACAACTGGTCTATGGCATCAAAGTAATAAGTTCTTATGTTCTTCATACAGGTTCAGCCTATGCAACAATCTACGTCTTAACCAATGAATACATGCTCACCATAAGAACTGACTATCTAGGGCCAATAACAGACCCGGATACATTATTAGGTTTTATCCATACAGACCAAATATCTATCATTCACCTAACCATAATACCTATTGATGGTAAGCGGAAAAAATAAAAAAGCATCCCACGTGCCGGCCGCTTATTATACAACCCAATAACAAAGAAAACGGAGGAAAGAAGAATGACAGAAGTAAAAGCAGCAAAGAGAGAACCAATGGTAACAAGAACAATCGTTTCCACCAACATTACTGTGCTCGGTGTATCCGAATCGGCAGGTGAAGCAAGCAACCGCACATACGTTGTGCCGTCCAAGATTGAGGACAAAGAGAAGGCCCTTAAACTTGTCATTAAAGAAAACACCGACCCGGATTATCATCCATCAATTGTAGTATCTATTACGCATGATGAGAAGGTAATGGGCATAACCGTTAAGGATTTCATGGAAATGGCAGTGGAAGTAATCAGACCAGCATCCCAGCAGAAACCATTAAACTAACCTAACAGGAGGAGCGAACAATGACAATTTTAGTAGCCAGTAGAGATTTCACAAATATAGAAAAGTATCTTATGACCCAGGACCCTGGTATTATCTCAGTTAAGGATGTCCCAGATTCTACACGCATGGATGTTTCTGGCTATCTTCTTTACGAGGACCAGAACGCTAAGGGCGAGACATCCGAATTGCTATCCGTAATAGGAAGTGTTGACGGGACCACAAAAGTATGGTGTTGTCAGTCAGCAACCTTTAAGCGGTCATTCGTGCAGATGTTTGAGCTTTTTGAGGGGGAACCATTTACTGTTATAAAAACATCTGGCATTTCCAAGGGAGGTAAAAATTATGTTGATTGTAGGTTAGCAATCAACTAATACAACAATAAAGGGAGGTATTACCTCCCTTTATATTTATCAAAATGGAGGTGATTAAGTGGCTAGAAAAAATACTGCATCTGAGACGATGAAAGCTTATAATAAAGAACGGGCTAGAATAACCAGACAGATTAAAAGAATGGAACAACGTGGTTATTTAGTTCCAGAAAACGTTTTACCACCAAAACCAAAACGCGTTACAAAGTCAAGCGTTGCAAGGTTAGCCAAAATTAAAACACCAGACCTATATACAAAATCACGCTATGTTGACCAGGAAACCGGAGAAATTTTAACAGGAGAAGCCGGTCGAAAATTAGAGCGAAGCACCGCAGCAAAGAGAGCTGCACAGACACGTAAAATCGGTGTTAAACAGCGTCCTATAAATAAACCTACTGTATCCACGAAAATTCCAACCAATCAACAACCAGATTATGTAGATTACAACAATCAAATATTTACTAATTTCCAGATGGAAATGACCCAGATTTACGGAAGAAATGAAAAGCTGTTTAACTATATCACCCGCTGGTATAATAGCTCTATGCAAAAATACGGACCGGACGATTTTGCCGAGGCATTAGAGAAAGCTAAATCTGAGGGTCAATGGCCCGGTTGGGAGGGGGTATCAGATTCAGAAATCCTTACCGGAAAACTACACGGAATTCTTGACCTAATAGGCGCAAGCGAAGGAGGGCGAGAGGAAGTCATGGAAGATGCTATGGAAGCCATGGAAGCTGACGAGGAGTTTTTGGATGTTGATAATTATGAATTTTAATATGGAGGGCATAAAGATGTGCGCACCCGCAACTATAAATATTACGTATGCGATTTTGAAACAACGGTTTACAAAGGTCAGCAATACACGGAGGTTTGGGCTGCCGCTGTAGTTGAACTGAATACGGAAGATGTTAAAATTTTTCACACCATTCAAGACTTTTTAGACTATCTATTTAGTCTTAATGTGAATATTGTCGGATATTTTCACAATCTTAAGTTTGATGGAAATTTTATCATTGACTGGTTGTTACGTAACGGTTATAAATGGAATCGTACAGCCGAAGGTAAAATGAAAACAAACGAGTTTAAGTGTGCTATCAGTGACCGTGGGGCATGGTATACAATTACAATCAAAAAAGGTCAAACCATAATAGAGTTTAGAGACAGTTTAAAATTGTTACCATTTAGTGTAAAAAGAATCGGAAAATCGTTTAAGACACAACATAAAAAGCTGGACATGGAATATGAAGGTTTTCGTTATGCTGGTTGTGAAATAACTGATAAAGAAAAAGAATATATAGCCAACGACGTATTAGTTGTGAAAGAAGCATTAGAGATAATGTTTGAAAGGGGGCACCAAAAACTTACAATTGGTTCATGTTGTTTAGAGGAATTTAAAAGTACCTATGATAAGACGGATTTTAAGAACTTTTTCCCTAACTTAACAGATATTGAGATTGACCCAGATTTATATGGTGAATCTAATGCAGATGCCTACATAAGACATTCTTATCGTGGTGGTTACTGTTATCTAGTCAAGGGAAAAGAAAATAAGATTTACTCTAACGGCTGGACAGCAGATATTAATAGCTCTTATCCATCCAACATGTCAAGCGAATCTGGCAACTATTATCCGGTAGGAAAACCCATGTTTTGGAAAGGAGATATCCCAAAAGAAGCCGATAACAAGTACTATTTTGTTAGGATAAGATGTAGATTTAACATCAAGGAAGGCATGTTACCAACAGTCCAGATAAAAGGAACCCTACTATATAACGGTACAGATTATCTAACAACCAGTGATTATTATGACTATCAAAGTGGAACCTACAAGCGTTATTATATGAAACAGGGTGTGAAATATGACAGCTATGTAACAATGACTATGACATGTGTGGATTACGAATTATTTTTAAAACACTATAACCCGATAGACCTTGAAGTACTTGACGGATGTTATTTTATGAAAGCGATAGGCTTGTTTGATGAGTACATGTACAAGTACAAAGAGATTAAGGAAAACAGTGTGGATGCAGAACGAGAATTAGCAAAACTGTACTTAAACAATTTATACGGAAAGTTTTCCGCTAATGACAGTTCGAGCTATAAGGTCCCATACATTAACAGCAAAAACGTATTAGGGTTTGAAATCGTGGAAGAGCACGAAAAGAAACCTGGATTTATAGCTGTAGGAAGTGCAATAACCTCGTACGCAAGACGATTTGTTATAAATGCAGCTCAAGCAAATTATCATGGTGTAGATAAAGACGGTTTTATTTATTGCGATACTGATTCAATTCATTGCAGCGGAAAACCCGAAGATGTTAAGGGGATTAGAATTCACCCCACATCATTTTGTGCCTGGAAGTTAGAATCATATTGGGACAAAGCTGTTTTTGTACGACAGAAAACTTACATGGAACACGTAACACACGTTGATGGAAAAGAGGTAGAACCGTTTTATAACATAAGATGCGCCGGAATGTCAGAAGATGCGAAACAAGAATTTTTGGATAAATATGATATCACGGATTTTAAGGAAGGGCTTAAACTTAATGAAGGATTAAAACCTGTGAGAATGCCTGGAGGAATCGTGTTGGAGAAAAAAGGCTATCACATGACAAAGAAGCAAATAAGAAAATTTAAGGAGGATTAAAAATGAGAGAAACGGTAATGCTGTTAATAGCCACAGCTTTAATATGTTGTAGTTTAACTATCATAGCAGAATTATTACAAAATGATGTTTTAAGAAATGTATTAACATTCATTACAATTTTTATTTTTGTTATAAGTATTGCGTTAATTATGATTGATATGCTACTATTATAAATTAAGGAGGATTAAATGGAATATACAACAATTTTGCAATTAAAACAACTGCATCAATGTGAAATTTGCGGTAGTCCGTTGGCAGAGGTTCGAGAAGATATTTATTTTCATCCGTGTTTATGCGATGCCTGTTACATAGGGGTTAAAGGTGATATTGATGATAAAGACGCAATTGAGGAAATTTTTAAGGAAAATTAACATTTTAGAGGAAATAATTAATAAACCATAAGTATTTGCGCAAGTACTTATTAAAGCCCCCGCTATTAAAGCGAGGGCTTTTTATATCTATAACACAGGGTACAATAAGTGGGCTGTCATAACCCAAAACACTTGCAGCACTTTTGACGGTGTGACATCTGCTTATGTAAATATTGCAGCACCCATGCAGATACCTAGTAAGATAATAACTTAAGCAGCATTTGTTTACTGTCTAGATTTTTAAATCTGAAACACCCACGGTTAAACAGCAGACGATAATTGTTAATCATAAGGCTGTTTTTACTTAACATAACGTAGTTAATATTGTGGTCGTCAGTTGTAAGACATAATCTGTAAGGAAAGCTGCTGTCATAGCTGTCAGTAACATAAAGGATACCCAGGCTATCATAATCATAAATTGCATAATGTTTATTAAGATATTTAACAGTCGCAAGATATCGGCCCCTCCCTGCTGGTTTATCAATAAACGAATAGTTATCATTAAGATAGACATTTTGTGCAGCATATGCAACATAATCGCTGCTGGAAAAAGCTCGATTAAATCCAGATTCTAATTGTGCTTTTGAAGCAGATTCAATAAATCCCTGTTCCAAAACGAAACCGTCACCTTTAAGAAATTTTGTATCATTCATCAATCTATCACTAATTCCCATAGCCGTATAATATGGATTAAGTAAACTTACCGTATTTCCACACATATATACAGGTACATAACGAACTTGTTTACCTCGCCCTCTCGCAACACTAGTGTGAATAGATAACAATTTTCTTATCTCGTCCGTACAATATTTATTCATTTCAGACTGGAATTCATCAAAAAACATACGCTCAACGTCATTAAACAGGTGACTATATTTTTTAAGTGTATCAGCATTATTAAGTGCTACAGCGTAACCACACGATTTATCATTTAAAAACAATTCGTGAAACATTCCCTTTGCCCTACACTGACTCTTTAAATTGTAGTCATTAAAATATAAATTGTGTATGTCCTTAAAGAATTTTTCAGCGCAATCTGATAACTCATAATTATACCGGTATAACAACATAAATTTTTCTTGCTTTTTAATAAATTTTCTCACAAGAAATGAACTGAACCATGTTGTTTTACCACCAGTACGATTTGTTGTTACCATATATATTTCTGGCCTATTACCATTAATATCTAAAAGGCTCAATAATTTTGTTCCGTCATAATATGACATGTTGTCACCTCCAAGCACAATATATCTCTTATTATTATATCATATTTACTTGACTTTTGTCAATGGTTTTGATATAATTAAAAGTAGTAGGAAAAGGGGGTGAAACAATGGATTGGGCGAATTTGTTAAGTAACTATGCCTTCCCGTTTGTCGCATGCGTCGCCATGGCATGGTACGTGTATGACCGGGGAGAAAAAGAACGCAAGGACAGAAAAGAAAACCAGGAACGACACAAATCTGAAGTAGATAACCTTGCGACTGTCATTAACAATAACACAATTGTTATGACAAAGTTAGTCGACAGATTGGGGGACGAGAAAATTGTTTAAAGGTATTGATGTATCCTATTTTCAGGGCACGATTGATTGGGACGCTGTAAAGCCCAACATAGACTTTGCTATGATACGTGCAGGGTTTGGCCGAAACACAATAGACAATAAAGCGACTCGTAACATAGCAGAGTGTGAGCGCTTAAACATACCGTTTGGTTTATACTGGTTCGGTTACCCGTTATCGCCAGAAATGGCTGCTAATGAAGCCCGCGTATTAGTGCAGTTTATTGGCAATCACAAAATACCGTATCCCATTATGTATGATTGGGAATATGCTAGTGAATCTTATGCTGCTAAAAACGGTGTAAAACCCACACGCAATTTTGTGCTTGACTGTACCCGTGCTTTTTGTGACACAATGGAAAAACACGGTTTTTATTGTGGTTTTTACACGAACAACGACTTTTACTTAAAATACTATCAGGCAAGTGACGTAACAAAAAATTATGATATGTGGTATGCACGTTATGCTAATGCGCCAGGACGCAAATGTGGAATGTGGCAGACTACAGATAAAGGGTCAGTTCCGGGAATACAGGGGAAAGTTGATATGGATATTGCGTATAACAATTATCCTGTTATCATGGATAAAAACGACCTTAACAATTATAAATAAGGAGGGAAAGCAATGGCTGCAAGAAGCAGAGAGTGGTCCAGACGTGCTCGCAGGGATTTTGACGAGCGCGAGGACTACCGGAAACGCAACGACGAAGAGGACCGTTATCGTAGGAAAGACGACGATGAGACAGACCGTAAAGGTCGACGTGACGAACGGCAGGACAATGAAAAACGGTCCGAAGATGCAAGAGAGGACAGACGGGAAGAGCGCGGTTGGTATGATGAGATTGAGGACCAGTTAAGAAATGGAACCGATGAAACCGATTATGACGGGCTGTATCAGCAGTTAAGGGAAAAGTTTGAATGGTATGAAGAAGAACTGGACCGGTACGACGCTGATTACGACGACTTAATGGCTGAGGTTGACAAGTTACGTAACGATAACAGACGTTATCGCATGCGCGGTTCCAGGGACGACCGCCCCGGAAAAGAAGAAATGGAGCGGGAACAGAAGGAAGATATCAAAGACGACGGTAAGGAGCTGTCCTTTGATGATTTATGGAAAAAGGCAGATAAGGAGGATTAATAAATGCCAGTAAAAAGTAAGTATGCAGCAGCGGAGTACAGTGCTGTGCCAAACGGAATGCAGCTTTTAAACGTAATCAGAAGTGACGCATCCCAGGCATACAAAGACAGAGTTCCAGAAGCAACCCAAGACAACATTGCAGAAATCGGGAATCCGATTCTGAACTATGAAGCAATTCGTAACGAATTCCTGGATGCACTGGTAAACAGAATTGGTATGGTGATTATCACCAGCCGTTCTTATAACAACCCGCTTAAGCGGTTTAAAAAGGGAATGATGTCCCTTGGCGAAACCGTGGAGGAAATTTTTGTAAATATCATTAAAGCTGAACCGTATTATCTGGTGGACGACCAGGGAAAAACGGCTGCGCAGGATGAGTTTGAAAGACGTTTACCAAACGTTCTTGCAGCGTTTCACAAGCGCAACCGACAGGATAAGTACCCTGTAACCATCCAGAAAGATGATTTAAGAACGGCTTTCCTGTCTTACCAGGGTGTGGAAGATTTGGTTTCTAAAATAATCGAAGCTGTTTATACATCCGACGAATATGACGAATTCCTTTTAATGAAAAATGTGTTTTTTGAGGCAGGAATGCACGGAGCTTTAAGACCTGTAACGGTGCCAGGACTTGACAGTGATGTAAACGCTAAAAAGACTATGACATTATTCAGACAAACTGCGCTTGATTTAACCTTTATGCGCAGCGACAGTAACTTTATGGGTGTTACTACCCATACCCCACTGGATGAGCAGGTTATATTTATCCTTTCCAGTGTTGCAGCCACAGTTGACGTTGAAGTTTTGGCTAGTGCCTTTAACATGGATAAAACAAATTTTATCGGGCGCAGAGTAATTGTGGATGATTTTGGTGGACTTGAAAAAGAAGGTGTAATCGCCATTGCAGCAGACGAAGATTGGTTTATGGTTTTTGATAACTATTTAACCATGACTAGCGATTACGTTGCATCTAGGTTATACTATAACTATTTCCTCCACCATTGGGAAACGTTATCTTATAGCCCATTTAAAAATGTTGTTGCTTTTACCACTACTGCGCCATCAGTAACAACCGTAGCTGTTACACCCGGAACAGCTAGCGTAACAAAGGCTGCTGGTGGAACTGTACAGCTTACCGCAACTGTAACCGGAACGGGGCTTATTAGTAATAATGTGACATGGACAATTACAGAGGACGCTAATGCCAGCGTTAACAGTAGCGGACTTGTAACTATTAAACCCGGTATTATCGTAGACACTCTGACGGTGACTGCCACATCCAAACTGGATAATACAAAATCCGGTAGCGCAACTATTACTTTAACCTAATCAATAAGGGGGTATATTATGGCATTCGCACCAATAACAACCGTCCGGTTATGCCGGGCGGTGCCCCTTGATAACACCTACAGGGACCAGCTTACTTTTGATAGCAGAGCAGCGCAGGAATCATTTTTTGCCGGAAAAACCCAATACTCAGCGGGGGATTTATCATATCAGCGTGAAAACTCTATGATTAGATACCCCGCACAATATGACTCGTTGGTAGATTGTAACTATTTATGTTATCGCAATCCACAATTTGGTGATAAATGGTTTTACGCGTTTATCACTAACATCGAGTATGAGAGCGAGGTAATGACAAAAGTCTACTTTGAGATTGACGCATACCAAACCTATATGTTTGACATAAACATTCCCGCTTGTTTTGTAGAGCGCGAACATGTTAACGACGATAGCATAGGTGCTAATTTAATTGACGAGGGTTTAGCTTTAGGAGATTACGTATGCACATCATTCACCCAGAAAAATTTTACAGACTGGTGGATTGTAGTCGGCTCAACCGTAGATTTAAAGGATACCTCGTTTCCTCCAGCTGGTGGTTATGTTTACGCGGGAATATACAGTGGAGCGTCCTACTATTTATTTGATTCGGATAACTGGACTACCGGGTCACTATTGCCAACACTAATTGAAGCAATTAACGGGGCAGGGAAAACAGATGCTATTGTATCAATGTACATGGTGCCTAAAGATATTGTATCGGGTGGAAGCAGTGGAGGATATCTACCTGCTAGTGTAAGGACAGCAACAAATCTTTCCGTGCCTAATACAAACACCCTTAATGGGTACACACCAAAAAATAACAAGTTATTATGTTACCCTTATCGGTGTTTACAGATAAGCAATAATGAGGGTAACGCGGTTATTCTTCGCTACGAATTTTTTAACGGAAATACCCCGAACGTTGTCTTTAGAGGTGTAGCAACTCCAAACGGAAGAATCATATGTTATCCGCAGGATTATAAGGGTGTTACAACTAACTTTAACGAATCTGTAGCGTTAGGAAATTACCCACAATGTACATGGGTAAATAACGTGTATGCCAGTTGGTTAGCAAATCAGTCTATCCGTTGGGGCTATCAGCTTGACAGGAATGACTTTAATGTCACAACAAATTCTTTGTTAGCCGTAGGTGGTGCATTAAGCGGAAATGCTGTATTAGCTGGTGCAGGTGTAGCTAACTTTGCAGCTAGTACGTTTAGCGGGTTAAACAACCAAGTCTCGTCTATGCGTGAAGAAAAAGAAGTGCATAGTATTATACCTAACGCAATTGGCGGAACAATTGGAAATGGATATACTAATGTGTCGTTATACAAATATGGTTTTATGCTTGAACAAAAAACCATAAAAGCAGAAATTGCGAGAAGCATTGACGAATATTTTAGTGCTTTTGGTTACAGAGTTAATCGCGTAAAGGTACCTAACATTACGGGTAGACCCAGCTGGAACTATGTTAAAACAGTTGATGCTAAAGTTATAGGGGGAGCGCCTACACCACACCTTGTAAAAATAAAAGAAATGTTAGATAACGGTGTTACATTTTGGCATGGCGATTGGGTAGGTGACTACAGCCGGGATAACGGGGGGACACCTGTACCACCTCCAACTGATAAGTATAACTTAACAGTAACAGGCGGAACTGGTAGTGGTTCTTATCAAGCCTACGAAAACGTCCAAATCGCTGCTGATACAACAGTAAATTTCCAACGTTGGATAACATACAACGGAGGACAGTTTATTGATGATAGCACCACACCATCTGTATTTATTATGCCTCCTAACGATTGCAGCATTGAAGCAATATACACAACTGTTCCTACAAAAACAAGAATTGACACGGTTATGCGTAAATACATCGGTGCGCAGGAATGGGATGAGACAATAGGAATGTTCCAGCGCTGGTTTTACGGTAGTTATGTTAAGGATGCATGGTGCTGTACTTGCTTAACCTATTGCGCTTACGAAGCTGGTGTTTCAGAACAGGTGCCACCTAATGCGTCAGTACAAAAATTGTATGATGATATGACAGCAATGGGGTCAACCTGGAAAGCGGAAGTTGGCGGACAATTGCCAGAACCAGGAGACGTGTTATTTTTTATAACAAAACAAAGTACCACGGTATTACACCATTGTGGTGTGGTATCAGCTGTAAATGGCAACAACATAACATATATTAGCGGTAACACTGTTAAACCTGGTGGTGGAACAGATGGAGTTTTTGAAAAAACCACGGTTATAGGTCAGGGTGGGGATTATTATGTGAGAGATTTTGGTAAGGTAAATTACACGTAGAGAAGGGGGTGAAGAAATGGGAAAAACAAGATTTAATCTTAACGGGTTGGATGTTTGCGAGAAGAACCCGCAGTGGTTTAACAATGCTACATTTTTTGATTACTATTACAGACTGAAAGAATTAGCTATCAATCAGTTTGAATGGATAAACTTACCCCCAACGTGTGACGCAAGATTTTTAGAATTGATTCTTTTTGAATTTGGGTACGCACTATTTTTCCAGGACCATTTAAACAAAGGATTTTTTACCCTACAGTGCACGTTGGAAGGTCCGCTTAACATGTATCGCATCCCGATACGAAGAAGAGCTTACGACATTACAGGGTTTAATCAGCAGTGCGACGACCAGGACAGTGTAATAATTTGGAATAATTATCTCAGACAGCCGACTGCATTATCCATACAACTTTTTGCGGAAAGATTAACAAACATCCAACGCGCTATTGACGTAAACATAAATGGACAAAAAACACCGTTGCTGTTATACGGCACAGAAGCGCAACAGAAAACGTTAAAGGCTGTATATGATAAGTACGACGGTAATTATCCTGTAATATTTGGAGATAAACATTTGCAGGAAAATACCATTAGCTGTATCAAGACAGATGTGCCAGAACGGTATCCACAACTTATGATTGCTAAAAACATGATTTGGAATGAAGCGCTGACTTTTTTGGGGATTGATAACGCTAATATCGACAAAAAAGAGAGACTGATTACAGATGAGGTTGAAAGCAACGAAGAGTTGTTAAGGGCGCAGCGTTTTACAATGCTTAACGCTAGAAAAGACGCATGTAAATGGATTAACGAACTTTTTGCTGACGAGCTTGAAGCCGAGGTGGACGTTAGATACCGGCAATATGGAGGAGGTGAAAATCCATGGCAAAGTACACAACAGAACTCAGAACCATCTGCGAATCAATCACCGGAGTCCAAAAACGAGTCGGATTAACTAACACCTATGATGTAATTAATCAAGCTAGGCCGTTATTGTTTGATTTTAATTATCCGCTTTATGACCCCCAGTACAAAAGTGTGCTTGAAACAAAGATAATGGAGCATTACTGGTTTAGGGAAATCGGGCTAGAAACTTATGGAAAGTTTAAGTTTTTCCTTAATCGAAAACTGAATGAGATAATGCCTTATTATAACCAACTTTACAAAAGTGCGACAATAGAATTTAACCCAATGCATGACACTGACTTAAGAAGAGTAAACGATAGGACCAGGGACGAAAAAAGAGATAAGTTAAGCACAACTAACAACAAAAGCAATAGCGTAACGGATAGCACAAATGATATAGTTGTTGATAGCGCGGAGACTGGAAACAGTGGAACAGGTTACAGCGATACACCACAAGGTCAGATTGATAACGTTAAGGATTTAAAATATCTTACAACGTACACCAATGTGGACAGTACAGCAACGGGAAAAAGCACAACAACCAATGACGGAAACACGACTACAGATTCAAGCAGCGACACAAATGTAACCGACAATGAAAATGCAAACACAACAGAAAACTATCTGGAAACTGTTATAGGAAAAACAGGTGGGGGAAGTTTCTCTGGTTATTTGCAGGAGTACAGGGACACGTTTTTAAACATAGACATGATGATAATTGAGGAATTATCTGAATTGTTTATTAATATCTATTAAGAAGGGGGTTTAAAATGTTAGGTGATATTGCACCCTTGACAATTAAGTGTAAATCAATTTTACCTTTAACGTTCAGTGATTGCATGAGCTTGTATGAGCAGTTATGCAGAATTGAATACAAAATGAATGAAGTCATTGAAACAGTAAACGGATTTGGTGATGATTTTACAGAGTATGTAGACCAGCAGGTTGATGCTCTAAGAAATGAGTTAAACGGTAAGTTTGATTTACTGCAAAACAAAGTTGATGCGCAACTTGCAGACAACGAGGCTAAAATGCAAGCATTGGAAATGTTTGTAAACAACGCAATCGAAGAACAGCAGAGTTGGGTACTGAAAAAGATTAACGATTTAACTATCAGCATTAACAATCAGTTGCAGTATTTAAGACAGTATGTCGATGCTCAGGACGATAAACTTAAATCGTACATTGACGCGGAAATCCAAAAGGTAATCGACATGATTCCGGAAATACAAAAAGTCATGGTAGTTAATCCGATTACTGGAAAGTTGGAAACATTACAAGATGTGCTTAACTACATGACATGGGTGTTCAAGTACTACGCGTTGACAGCGCAAGAGTATGACAATCTGCATCTTGCCGCGTCTGAGTATGATGATTTGGGATTAAGCGCTTTTGACTATGACGTATATGGTAAAAAATTGCTTAAACTTGATGATAGGTTTTACATGCGCAGCCCTATCACCGGACAGGTGGTATTTTATAAAGATGTGATTAACTGGTTAATTACTCAGCACCAGCCAAACGCTTTAACGGCTGCGGAGTATGACGCGCTTGAATTAACAGCTAGCGTGTATGATGGTAAACTGATTACAGCGTTTGATTATGATTTCAACGGTGTAGCAGCATAAAATTTTAAGGAGGATTTAATTATGAGTTTTACAAACAAAACACCAAATTACAATTTGCCACAGTGGTTAGGCACGGATAAGCCGTCTTGGTTGGTCGATGTTAATGGGGCTTTTAGTTCTATTGATACAGCGATTAAAGCTGCTGCTGACAGTGGGAGCGGGGCGGATGCTACAGCTAAGGCAGCTTTGGAAACAGCGCAGACAGCGCAGGAAACAGCTAACGGGGCGGTGGAACAGGCAGATAACGCTAACACAAAAGCTGATGCCTCTAATGTTACCGCAGGAAATGCTCAGACCGCAGCGGGTACAGCATTGACTAATGCTAATACCGCTTTAAGTTTAGCAAAGAGTGCAATAAAATGTTACTCCAAAATAGATGTAATAACAAAAGATATGATGGGTCCTGGGCTTACCTTTGTAAGTGCCGCTTCAACAGCTCTTAACAGAAGAATTTTATTTTATTATCCTGGTTTAAATTTAATGCAGATAAGCTATGCAGCACCTTTCAATGGAACACCAACGGATTGTACAGCTAACACAATATTACCTTCCAGAAATGATTATAAATTAATAAAACTTCCATTCAGCTGCACAGGTTCGGCAACAATTAACAGTTGTACATATTATATCAGAACAAACGAACAAGGAGAAAGTGGTGTAAGATTTAGTTGGCTAACAATTAGACAGTTATCAGGGAGTGCCTGGGTATGCTTTTCTGATAAAGAAGTTGTAACTGCACCAAGCGGTTCACAGATACAGGCGATAATGTGGATTAACACAAACAATCTTGGAACAATTACTCTTGATGGGTGGACAGAAATTAATTAAATTAAAGAGGAAGGTTAATACCTTCCTCTTTTAATATTTTTTCACAGTTAATAGTAGCACGCTCGATGGGGAAAATGAGAATCGGCAAAAAAAATAAAGGGGCA